AGAAGTTGGTATATTTGGTAATGATAAGTTATCAACCATTATGAGTATGTCACCTTCATTAATGCAAAAGCCATTTTACCAGTAGAAGCTCCTCTGAATTTAAAACCAACCCAACCACTTACATAACCTAATCTGCGGACTATGAAGTTAGTATCGTAATTACCAGTGTCACCATAGTCCACCCAATATTCAGTACCGAAAATTACACCGTCATGTGTTAAAGATACACCGACAGTTATAAGTGAACTTGAGAATCCAGGAATTGTTTCAATTTCAATTTCATCTATAGAAGCTTTGTCAAGTGATACAAACGGAGTATATAAAATCCATTCTACTGGAGTACTATAGTGAGTTATAACTGAATCACTAATTTCCCCTATTGAAGTATCTTGTTTATCTCCGCATATCCATTTAGCATTTCTAGGGTCAAATAATCCATTTATTCCGCGATAAGGTTTATTGCCTGCAACATCTGATTTTAACAGTGACCAAGCATTAGGTAAGCCAAAAGTTCTAGCTACTGTTTCATTGAAAACTAAAACGTAATCTGGTAGGTGAATTAAAATAAAAGTCACTTCATCTGAAGAACGTACCTCCATTCTAATATCGATTAATTCAGTTTCCGTATATAAGCCAATAACCTTATCAACTTCTCTAGTTGATATTTTTTGAGGATTACCAGCTTTTATTTTATAAACCCCAACACCTTCTTCTTTGGGGCCACCTGTTAAGTAAAAGTCTCCACCCAACTCACACTTTGCATGAGTAGCAACAATGCCAACTTTTTGAGCTCTTGTTTCAACTCTTGTAAAAGCAAAATTTGCTTGAGCTACATCAGCAAAATACTCAGTAGTATATCTGCCAAATACAGCTACTTTGTTATCTGTAGTTTTAAGTAAACCAAGAGTTTTATCAGGCATAAACTCAGCAGTTGCAAACTTGAGTGGGTCTATAGCTGTTTCGTCATTTATATCTGTATGATAAAGGTTTTCACCATCTGTTAAGAAATAATAACCATCAATCCATACTCCGTCAATAGGGTCACCAAGATCGCCATCAGTAACTTCTACAAGACCACCAACAGATTCATATAACCACATTTTACCGTCAACAATGACAGCTTGTGTATTAAAAGAATAAGGCATTGAAGCTTGTTTGGTTCCAGTGATCTCCCCCAAGTTTACAACTGTCCCTGTAGATGAAACAGATATTAGCCTAGTTCCAGATACTCTATAATGATCAATGAGTCTTTCATTATAAAGTCCACCGCGATCAATTCCCAAACCAGTACCAAAAGAAACTAATCCAGGATACATTACTAAATAACCTTGAGCTCCTAAGATTTCTCTGGCTACTGCATACATATTAACTGGAAGATTATCGCGGAAATCTACTTCAGAGCCGTGAGAGTCTCCTTTTATAAGTGTTACTGGCATTTCTGGCATTGTATTACCTTTATTGTGCCATTATTCTGAAATTGATAGGCACTGAAAACTCATTTGCAGGTATCCAAAAATCATGACTGATTTCATTTGAATTGGCTGAACATGCATATTCTGTACCACCAGCCTCGACAGGGTTATCACCGCAAGCAATCATTACAAAAAATCGAGTTTCAGTTGTACCTGGATCACCAATAATATCTGCAGTAGCAGGTGCTTGAAAAGTATCATTTTTAGGAACAACTGCAATTTCTGTATAAGGACCACCTGCTATTTCAGCTATAAAAATTTTCCATTCTTTGATTTTTGCAAGATCAGCGGGTTCGTCCCAAGCGAAAGTTAAGGTTTTATCTTCTGCAAAAGCTACTACGGCAAACATACTCATTATTAAAACAACAATAAATTTTTTCATATGCCTCCTTGTTAATTTAATTTTATGGTTGATAAACAATATTTGATAAAGAATCATTCAATGTATTATATGTTGCTTTAAGCCATGCCGCAGATCTAGCAATATTACTAAAACGTGCTTCAGCTATTGGACCACTTCTATAGCTTGGGGAACTATCTCTAACAGAGTTTAAACTTGCTCTATCTAATAACCCAGTAGGAAAGGCGTAATTGTAATTTGAAACAACATCTGAAGCACCATTTATGTATCCAGTATGAGTGGTGGCATCAGTGTTCACAAAAGCTAAATGGGCAAACTCACCATCAACTACATTAGTAGGTCCATTTGCTATATCTGAACCCGTTGTTATAATTCGTATACCTTGATCATACATATTCAGAGTGAAAAATACACTTGATGAAGAATTATCAGCAAGAGCAACAGTTGGAGACCCATAACCTGATCCAGGAACATTAGCAAGACAAGCTCCTTCCATGGTGAACGGATATGCATTAATACCGAGAGCTGTTGTGTCATACACAGAATCATTAGATCCATCCATGTTATATCCACGTCCTGGCTGATTAGCGACAAGATCAGCTGTATTCATGGAGCCGGATGAAATCATATTGTTGCCATTACTAGTGGAATCTAATATATTAGCAACTGCGGTTGGATCTTCATTGCAATGGTAGACACCTACAAAGTTAGCATCCCAAATACTTTGTCCTACTGCAGAACCAACAGCTCCCATTTGTGCATTATCATCACCACTAGCATCAAAATAAATATAATGAACATAATCAGCAGATGGAGGAAGAGTTAATGCTGTATGCAAAACTATAATACCATCAGCTATGCTACAATAGTCTACTTCTGTATTAAGAACAGTACTTTGATCTGAGTCTTTAATGGTTATCTTTTTAGCAGCGTTAATTCCTTCTAAAGCAGCTAAATCAGCAAAAAGTGCTGGTTGATCAGTGCTGTTTAATTGAGTACATACTGGAAAATCAGTTAATGTATCATCTATTAGACTAGAATCAGAGGTTACAATATAGTGTGGCGGTTCAACAGGACTACCACCGCCAGTCCCCATATATGTGCCTAATTTTAAACCAAGTAATCCCATAGAACCCTTTATTAAGGTGGTACAACTGTGCCTGAAGTTATTACGTAGTTATCATACGTCCAGGTACCATTTGCACCATTATTATCGCTGTTTGAGAATAAAGTAAAAAACGGTACAGCCAAAAAAGCGCTAGTAATCGTGTTACCAGTTTGTTGCCAGAAACTATTATTCCTCCAAAACCACGTCTTACAGACATTTCCCTGACGTGTAATCTTAAAGATGCCCGACGTATCAGAAGTACCCCATGAACCGTCGGCAGTTGCTGACCCACCGTTGATTCTACTTTTCTGTTGATACTTAACGCCGCCTTCAATGTCAATCCTCATATAATTATTTTGAGCCAGATCAGTCATAAACCAATATAACCCAAACCCAGTTGTCGGCGTAGCTGAGCGCGTAAAATCTAATTGAATGTCGAAGTCCCCTGCTATTGAGAACTTTGACCGTATTGAACCATTACCTGAGATTCCATTAATGAAGTTATGGGTTAGTTTATTGTTTTGTATATTCCAGGGTACAGTTGGATCAACCTCTGCAGTTGTTTCCCAAGCGACTGGATTAGCAGGATCATCATTGTCACCAGTAAAATCATCCCCTGTAAATGCGTCCCAGAAATTTGCGCCGCTTCCTAGATCAACACCCATTTTTAAGCTTAGTAGTCCCAAAATTAGCTCCTATTTAAGTTCGCCAATATTAAAGATGACTTTAGATCCTGCTGTAAACGTTCCATCTGCGAAAACAAAACCAAGTCGTAACCGCTGATTAAATATCCAAGCTCTTGGCTCTCCATCTCCAGACTTCAATTGAACTTTTGCGGGATCAGCTGTTTCCGTGCTGCTCTCAACAATGTCCACAACATCATCAGATGCTCCTGCAATGAAAACAACAGACTGAACATTTAACCCAGTGTCCATCATATAGTCTTCATCTATTGCACTTACCTCAATGGTTCTATTAGTTGCTTTTACTGTGTTAGCCATTTTTACTCCTTATGAAATATCAGAGTCTAAGAGTTGAAAGTTTATGATACGAGTTTCTAGTCTGCCGTCAGACGTGGTAGCTACTATCTTAACTCTGAGCAAACCAACTGAGCCACTCTCATTTAGTCCATCTGCTTGTACTGTATACGTTATAAGTGGAGTTGCATTTGCACTTGTTGTAATTGTCAATCCAGTATCAGCTTCAATAGTAAATGACGCGATAGTTTCCGCAGAATTAAGATATGCAGCAAATGATTCTTCAAAATCATTTATATCATTGATATACATTGTTTGCGTGTTCTCTTCCAAAGGAGCTAGAGCTTCAGGGACGTTGAATCGTGACCACGGCAGCGACCTACGAGAGTTGCTTTGCCCTCTCGGCATACGAGTGGGATAGTTTGTCTCTCTAAACGGGGCAGTTTTTGAGGAGAGGAATGAGAATGTTGCTTGTTGCTGGGTCATCAGAGCTGCTGTTGGTTCCTTACCGAAATCTGGTAGGAGCCGTGCGGCTAAATTCACCTTATAGGCAAACCAGAACTCGCGTTCTAAGTTGTGGAGAGCACCGGTTGTGGGAGTTGTCTCGAAGTTATATTTAGTAATGATATTTCTTCCAGCAAACTCTTGTGCCATATCTTCTAATCTTTCAAGAGCAAGAGTCAGATCAGAAGACGATGGATTAACAGTAATCCCTGATATTCTCATTAAAGAGTATGCACCATTTATTAGATCAGCTTTAGTGGTCACGGTTCCTCCTACTTATTCGTTGCAGAGTTGCCACTCTTCGCAGTTGTCTTACTGGAACCAGAAGCTCTCAAGTTTACACTTGAGGCCTTAGGTTTAGCAGTTGTCACTTTCGAGGTCGCAATCTCTGCAACTTCTTTCTCAGCAGGTTTTTTAACCTGTTGAGCCTCTTTTCTATCTTTGTAAAGTTCCTTTGGATCTAATACATATCCTTTTTCAAGCAAAGGTTCAAATCCAAATTCATTCACAATGACACTTTCACATGTAATACCATTGACTACGTGTGAAGTTCCTTCTTTGAATAACTGAATCATTTTTTACCCTTTCCTTTAGAAGCCTTAGGAGCTTTTACAGCTTTCCTGGCTTTTGCTTTAATGAGCTCCTGCTTCTTTATCCATCCAGCTCTTGCAGCGTCTTCAGGACTTAGTTTCTTTGGCATGATTTCTCCTTTAGCCATTGTCAATTTTATCAAATATTCTTTTGAGGCCTTTCATTATTAAGGCAATATCAACAGATCCATTTTTAACTCCACCTACTCCATCACACATTTGACAAGGGTCTTCTTCTCCTCTTTGTGTTTGGGAGACTCCTAACCCTTTACATTTAGGACATACAGCATATGTATCTGCTAATACTGCCATAATAGATTTTCCTTTTTATGCAGCTACTGAGACACCAGAAGTTGCGAATGTCGGAACTGCACCAGCAACATAAATACCAACTGCAGCTTGGGCCATTACAGTACAATCAACAGAGGCACAGTCTTTAAGAACGACAGCGCCTTCAGTTTGAGCTGCACCGAAACCAACAGCATGCGCAGGAGTGCCTGCAGATAAGGGGTTGTTGACAAACATGCAACCATTTAACATCAGCATACGTTCTACATCAGTTGCACCACCACCATAAACCATTACCTTGTCAGTGTCATCAGCTTTTGACAAGAAGATGCAATTTTCAAGATAAGAGTCTCGGCATTTTGCTAAAACGGCAGTTAAAAGCATATTGGCTCTGATATTTCCTGTAATGTTTGCAGAAGAACCAAATAAGCAGTTATAGAATTGAGCACTGTCACCATTATGCAGAAATTCAGAAGCACCGGCATCATCCAGGTCAGTTGATTTGTAAAATTCACAATTGAAAAATCGTGAGAACTCTCCAGCTTCTGCAAATCCATAAAGACCTTCAGCAACAGTATTGTTATTGATGATTTTAATACCGGTAAAGGTATTACGAACACCGGTGTTTTTAACTACAGCAATGTCAGTTGCAGCAGTTGTTACTCCCTGGGAAATTTTGGCACCTTGACCATAATGACCAAGTGCACCGTTATGACCAATGGTATGTAATCGATTTTTATCAATGGTGACCATTGAAAGTTCAGCAATGGTTGAATCACCATCAATGTGGATAACATCATTGTTATTAGAAACGGCAGCATCAACAGCTGCACCATATGTTTTAAAAGCACTGTCCCAGGATTTACCATCTTTTGCATTTTTACCATCACTGCCATTCCGGTAATCAACGTACCAATGATTACCAGGACCATTGCCTGCTATGGCAGCCTGAACATCATTTCTGCCAACTTGTAAACCTGTATGAAAAAAATCTTTACTCATGTTTTATTCTCCTTGTTCAGGGCGGGGCATTAGCCCCGCCAGGTAGAATGACTGATTAAGTATGAACGGGTGGCTGTACTTTGCCATGCAGGCCGATGATAATCCAACCAACAGTATCATCAACATACATAAGAACAGCTTTATCACCAGCATCTGCAAAAACAATGGTCGCCCATCCTTGTGCAGTTACAGGAGTTAAAGTTCCATCACCACCGCCATCGGTTGCCAACTCAATGCCGAGAACTTGCCCGGGCAAACCATTTGCCAAGGTCAGAGCTTCAGCATCACCACCAGTCGTTTTTGAAACGTAAGGATGTGTTACAGGGATAGCTAATGCATCTGCTGCAACTGCCACAATCGGGCTATCATCCTGTTCCGTGATTAACGCATGGTGTAAAAATTCCATCAATGTTGCTTTTGCCATAATTTTATTCTCCTTGTTCATGGTGGGGCAAATGCCCCACCAGGTAGAATAGTTAACAATTAAAAAGAAACAGCCACTCCACAATTAGAGGGGTTGCAAACGGTAATCCCGTACCAGGTAAAGAGCCTGAAACGGAAGTTCATGGTTGCGATGTCACCATCATAGACCAGGTACAACTGCAGGCCATTTGACATCGTATCGGTGATTACCTTCATGCCATCATACTGTTTGAACAGCTCAGCCGGAATGGTCCCACCAATAACCTCGATGGCATCTCTGTCAAAAAAGATGTTAGCTTTGTTTGACGCATCAATATTGAGGCGAGTCAGGGTGGCTGCATTCAGGATTGCGGTGTCGATATTGGCATAAGCAGCTTCCAGAGTAGAAATGCCTGCTTGATCCGCTGCAATCGGTTTGGGGTAGATTTTGATGTGAGTGGCATCTGTGATTTCAATAACCGTGAAGGTCATTGGATTGTTACTGTCAACCTTGTCAGCAAGGCCGATAGCATCAATTGCGGTACCGGCGTTTTCCAGCTGAAATTTATCTCCAACTGAAACCAGACTTGAGTCATTGACAACTAGGGAAGCTTCCCTGTAGTCAACATTGGTAACAACACCAGTTGTTGCATTGACAGTACCACCAGAAGGTACAAAAGCTTGGTTGCCGGTTACTGTTACTACAGGATCAGCACCACCCGTAATATTGGGCAGAAATGAACCGGTATACACATCAAATTCAGCAATATTCTGACCGATTTGACCGGTATTCCAGGTGCTTTCTGGGCGGCCTTGAAGAGTTTGACGAGCCGCAAGGTCTTCACCAAAAGTAAGAGTATCACGATCATTGAGAACAAAGCTTCGACCATTGTTTACAAGCTGGCGCTCATTCATGAGAGCCTGGGCCTCAGCGATGAAAGAATAACCGCTTGTTGCATTTGAGCGGATGAACATGCCTCCCTGGGTTACGATTGCCGCAGCAATAAGACGATTGAGCTCAGTTGCCTGTTTCATACCTGACTGCTGAGCTCTGCGTTCCCAGAACCGCTTATCACGAAGGTCATCAGCCCTCATCCGTACGAAATCATTCGAAGGCGTACCGAGTAAGGCTGGGTAAGTCTCTTCGATGATGCCGGTTTCGGTACCCGTCAAGTCCCATCCAGAGATGACCGGAGCGTGCTGTTGTACTGGATACCATACAAAGTTGCCCGAGTTTTGCATGTCGCCACCCCCGGGTTCATGGAAGTTGACCATATTGAGCATACTCATCTGATGCTCATAGGTCTCCTTCGTCTTTTCGAACATTACTTCCGCAATTTTACCTGTTGATAAACTCATGGTATTTTATCTCCTTACCATTCTGAAACGTCTACACCCTGCGCCTTAGCTTGCTTCTTGAGATCATAGGCAAGTTGTAAATTACCTTTTGCCTGTGCCGCTTTCCTGCGTTTGAGTAGAGAACTCGCTTTAGCAGAAGTTGGCGTCTTATCTCCTTTAGCGTCAGAACTAGGAGGCGGAGCTTTTGACGTTCTTCGTTTAGAGTTTAAAAGGCGTTCTCTTTGCTGACCGAGAAATAAAGTGGCTTTGAGGCCCGTTGGGTCCTCAGCAAACAGGGATTTGAACTCATTTAAAGCGTTTTTATTTCGACCGAGGTAATACATCACTTTTTCTGATCCATCACCAAGAATAGATATAATCTGATCTGTGGTAATATCACCTTTTCCTGGTATCATAGTTTCAATAGCTTCTCTAACAATAAGATCAGCCGCTTTGTAAACCTCAGTGTCAATACCATTGTCTTGAATGAGTTTAGCTGCTCGCGAATAGTGCTCATCAACAGATCCTTCGAGCTTTGCCCTAGCATTTGCTTGAGCCAGTTGAATGTCTCGCTTCCTGTTAGATGTTTCAAGCCTGACATCAACCATTTTTTGTTCATATTCACCAAGTGCTTCCTCGTATTCAAGGACAGTGTCAAATTCATTTTCCACAGGTCTTTTTGGTACTCGACCTGGAAGGGATGGCGTAGTCATACCCGCCTTGAGAGCTTCGTTTTCCCGTCTTAGCCTTTCGTTTTCTTCATTTCTTTCAGTAAGCCGCCCTTTCAATTTTTGTTTCATCCGAATGTGAGTTGATGCTGGGACATCTGAAAGTGGCTGTTTACTTTCATCCGCCATCCAGGGCTCTACAGCTTTTTTCTCCCCGTCATCATCGTCATCATCAATGATTTCTTCTTCATCATCATCAATGATTTCTTCATCATCAATGATATCATCGACAACACCATCATCATCCACAATTTTACCATCTACTATAGTTTGTTCACCAGCCATAATCCAGGTCTCCTTCCTGTAAGGTTCCCGTGTTTAAGTTACACGTAACTGTGTTTGTCCAGGTCACCTCTGTTATTTGCCTCCCTGTGAGGCTTGTTTTAAATTCTTTTGACCAAAGCTTAAAAGATTTTTTATATCAATGATTTTTTCAGTATTATCCAATTGCTTACCAAGTTTATTAATTCTGCCCAATTCAATAGTATCACCAGCCTGTTTAGCTTTAATTTGTGCTTCCATACGACCAGTTTGAGCTTCAAATTCATCAATCTGATTTTTAGCACGATCATGAGCAGCTTTAAGTTGCATCTCAATACCTTTTCGTTTTTCTGCAAGGAGATCAGCATCACCTTTCTTATTTTCTGCTTGAGCAAGTAAGACAGCTGCATCAGGTTCTTTATTTTCTGCAGCTTGTTTAAGCATTTGTTCTTCTTCAGGAGTTGTGGGTTTTTTAATGCCTTGAAGGATAAGTTGTTTGTTGGCAAAATCTCTTATGTCATTAAAATCAACACCGTCCATAAGAGCAAGAGTTTTTAATTGCAGAGCTTTCCTAATGGGGTCTTCTACAGGCATTCCCTGAATCATAAGATTTAAGCGATCAACAGTCTGCTCCTTTTGACTGGAATAACTGGGTCCAATTTTCGTATAAACCTCAAATTCAGAGTTGTTAAGATCATTGATCAAAACAATTTCACCACTTTCTTGATCAACTATTTGATCCATGACTTGCTTTTCTGATCGTGTGCCATCTGCTGCTTCAACTCTTACTTTCCTTGGCACATCATAAATCTCACGAGCCATAGAAGCGAAAACCTGAGCATCCCGACGCTTAGCGTGCTTTGTATGGTCTTGGTAAACCATGGACTGCATATCCAAACGAGATTGGAGGGCATACACTGCTCGTCCGGAAATGTCCGGGTCGGCGATGTCTTGAGGAACACCCGGATTGGCAACATCTTCAACAGCTTCTTTAGATAATTCAAGAACTGCTGGGAGCGCGGTGGGCATGGGTTGCTCAGGCATTTCACCAATGGGACCAACAGGTAAATCTGTCCCATCACCTGCTTTTCTATTAGCGAGTAGATATGGATAATTATTCTCAGATCCAACTTCAGAATACATATCCTCAAATCCAGCAATCTGTTCTTGCCAGAATATGGGTTTCCGTCGAGGAGACCGGGAAAGAATATCCCCTAAATAACTCCCCGCAAAGTTACGTAGGCGTTGTGGGTCTTTAGTCAGCCGCGTGACTCCTTCCCAGTGCTCCTCTCCCTCGACGAAAGCGTGCTCTCCGAAAACTGGAATAACTGGTATATGTTGTCCAACAATTATTTCTTCACTCAATATTTTACTACCAGAAGCTATATACTTTGTGATTTGACATCTTCTATACTTATGAGTTTCAACTATATCATAGCCAGATTTAATAAGATCATCCTCTTGGACTTCTAAATCATCCTCTCGAACATCTAAAGTACCACCAAAAGGATCTGATAAAGTATATACAATTTCCTCAATTTCTTCTTTATGATAAAATTTAACTACATATATTTTTTCAGCTCCTCCCATAATCCATGGAAAGACATATGACTGCTCAGGATGTTTAAAAGAACCAGCATCTACGTGGTCAAGTTCTTCTCCTGTAAGACTCTCAACTAAATCCATATAACCTTGTTCAGAAAAAGCCTCCAAAACTGAAACATAATCTGCGTCTGATTTATCAAGACGCTTTGAATTGGGGTCCCACATGACATTATTATTGGCTTCAATTATAGGTTTTCTAACAATATTTTGGTTTTTATCCCCAATTCGTTTAGTAGCATATTCAGTAACTAACTCCCAAGCTCCTACACCGCACACTACTGTTTCTATTTGAGCATTATCAAAAGACTCAATAGAATCATTTTTATTACAGTCTGCTCGATATATACCATCTAAAAGATCTGCAGCATCATCCCGAGTATCATCTTTAGGAACAAAATCAACTTGTACAGGGTTCATACTTAAGTCAGCTAAAATCTGCCTTCCAGCCTTCCTTAAGATATTGAACTCACCTCTGTAAGCGAGTTGTGAATCCTGTAAAATAGTATCATCCCATTGTGTGACCCAGTAGAATACAAGATCATCTGCTCCACGTTCTCGAGTAGTTTGCGATGCAACGTATGCTTTATCATGCATACGTTTTAAGTCTGTGAGTTCTAAAGACATAATATCCTCGTTTAGCCTGCAGCTTCCTCAAGCATCTTTTTGCGGCGTTTAATTCTTTCAGTAGCATCATCGTCCACGGAACCAGCTTCAGTTTCATCAGCAAGAATCATGCCAGCTTTTCTGGCTTTATCTTTCTGCCGTTTTCTCCGAATTTCAGGACCAGATTCACCCATTTTCTTAAGCATTTTACGAGCTTTTCCAACTCCTGGTGAACCCATTTTCTTTTTTGCCTGTTCACGTTCATATTCACGATCTTTGAATAGTGTACTTGGCATGTTATCTCTCCTTGTATGCTTTTATTCTGACAAGGGAACCTGTTGCTCTTCTACCCTTAAATGCTTTTTCTTTGGCTTCCTTTTTGGCTTTTCTTTCTGCCCGAATCTCTTTGTTTCTTTTTATGTGTTTTTTGATTCTGTTTGCCCGAATGCCATCACCGAAAAGTCTGTCTTCAAATAATGTTTTTGGCATTATGCCACTCTCTTTAATTTTCTGTTGAGTGAACCCTCACCAATAGGTCTAATAGGTTGTGGGCGTGTTTGTGTACCGAAAACTGGGCTATGGACTTTCTTGAAGAGCATTTTAACAGAATCTGCCAAATTTGGAGATGGGATCTTGAATTTCTTCAGCATCTCTTCTTTTGTGTAAAGTTCAAAAATACCATTTGGATTTGGTTTAATTGGCAACCTGCATAATTCCGCCCTTAATTTAGTTAATTCAGTCATTTTGGAGGAAAATGATACCATTGTATCGGGATCTGTATACACACCTTGTGTTACAGCAATATAAGTTCTATAGATGCGGTTACGTAATTCAAAGTAATACTGAGCTCTACAATTTTTGATGGCTTCTTTATTTGTTTTCTGATTCTGAATAGCCACTTTATCAGCTGGATCGTAAGGGGCATCAGGATTGTCAACTGACTCAGAGCCTTTATACTGGGCTATTAAGGTTTTCTTGCCTTCAAATGCACGATTAACTTGACGATTAAGACCAATACCAAGACCATCACAATCCCAAAGAAAAATATCGACACTGCTGTCGATTGCGAGTCCAGTTGCCCAATCACAGCCTTCATTTATGTCACCTGTATCCTTTTCAAGAACTTCTTCTACTACAGAACCATGCCTAAATGCAAATCCCTTGGCATCCGCTCCTCTATCAGAAGGATCATGAGCTGCAACACGAACTCCAATAGCTTCAAATCCAAGTTTTACATGAGCATCGATACAAGCATCAAACCACTCAGCCATAATACTGTCTCTTATACACATCTCCGAGCCCACGAGACGGACTCCTATCTCGTATGCCGTCTTCTGCTTGAAAAAAAAAA